GAAAAGAAAGAAGTGTTCCTCAGTCAGTGGAAAGAGGCGGTTGACGAAGTTCAGGGGTCGCCTGAGCGTACTCAGCGACTCCTAGACACGTTGTATGCCAAGGCTCTTGATGGTGATACCAAGTCTGCACAGTTGTATTTGCAGGCAACTAACCGTATGGCTCCGCCTACGGTAACGGTTCAGTCTAATAAGAAAGCAGCAGAACTTTCTGATGCTGAGTTGGATTCTTTGATTGCTGCGGTAGCGGAGCGAGAGAAGGCTCAACGTACACACTTGAAGGCATTGTGAACATGGTTGAATGTCCAGAGTGTGGCGAAGAGTATCCACCTGTGGCAACACATTGGATTTGTCCAGCGTGCGGGATTGATGACAGGGCACAGCCGAAGATGGCTGTGTTTGAGGTAAGGGATTATGGCGACAACTAACGATGCGATGTTTAGCGCTCTTTCGGTAGCGTATCCGTCGACCGGTCAGACCCTTGGTGACTTGCTGTATGCGTTCTGGTCTGAGAAAGGTTTGCAGTACCGTGGGACTTTGGAGTATGAGTTCTATGTAGCGAATGGTGCTACGGGCACAACTTTGGGTGATTTGGCAAATGATTACTTTTCACGGGTTTACCCGTTGGAGTTTGACATACAGAACTTTGATTTCTCTGACCCTGATGAATGGTTGGAGTTGCAGGTATTTAGCCGTGTTGATACGGTTGAACAAGATATTTTTATTGGTTAGGTAACGATTCAGGAGAACATATATGGCAACTTTCACAAAACTCGCACTTCAACCAGCAGGCACGACGGGCACAGGTCTTGGTATCAAGGTCGCTGCTACGGCAACTGCTGGTACCGCTATTCACACAGCGTCAGCAACAGCAACAACCATTGATGAAATCTGGTTGTATGCAGTTAACTCTTCTGCTTCAGATGTGAAGTTGACAATTGAGTGGGGCGAAGCAACTGCACCAGATGGCAACATCGAATACACAGTTAAGGCTGAGAACGGTCTATATTTGATTGTTCCGGGTCTTTTGTTGCAAGGCAACGCTACTGCAAAGGTTGTTAAGGCGTTTGCTGCAACTACAAACGTTATTGTGATTCACGGGTACGTTAACCGCATTACAGCGTAAGGTCATCTTAGATGCCTTCCTTCATTAGAAACACATCAGGTGGTAAAGCCATCAGCGGTGGAGTATTGGCTCCACGTTCACGTCGTGCCAGTAGTGCACAGGCAGTCTCGTATTGGGCTGGTGGTGGTGCAGCAGTTACCCCTACGGTTGAGTATTTGGTTCTTGCAGGTGGCGGTGGTGGCGGTCAATCCGCAAGCGCATACCACTCAGGCGGCGGTGGTGGTGGCGGCGGTTATCGCACATCAGTTGTTGGTGCAACATCAGGTCGTGGCTCGGCTGCGGAATCGTTGTTTAATATTTCTGCTGGAACCGCATACACCGTAACTGTCGGTGGTGGTGGTGCGAGCCTTGCTAACGGAAACAACTCTGTTTTTGGCACAATTACATCAAATGGCGGTGGTGCTGGTAACTACAACAACGGTGACGGTAGCAACGGTGGTTGCGGTGGTGGAGCAGGTGCATATGAATCCACAACAGGAATGACTGGACAGGGTTACGATTCATTTCAAACTGTTATTGGCGGTGGTGGTGGTGCTGGTTGTGGTTCAACTAACAGCACTGCTGTTGGTGGAAACGGTTTGTCAAGTTCAATCACTGGAACTGCTGTAACCCGTGGTGGCGGCGGTGGTGGTGGAAACCAAAGCGGTTATGCGGTGGACGGTGGTTCGGGCGGTGGTGGTCTTGGTGGTTCAGGCAGAGATAGTTCTGGTAGCGTAGGTGGAACAAACTTAGGTGGTGGTGGTGGTGGATGTTCAACATATGTCCTTTACCGTTATGGTGGTGCTGGTGGTTCTGGTACTGTTATTATTCGTTATCCAGATTCATTTGACAATCTAACTGCCATTGATGCTGGTTTGACAAAAACTGGTGGTGGGTTGACACCAACAACAATAACTGGTGGATATAAGATATATGTATTTACTGGCGGCACTGGACCGATTACATTCTGATGGCACATTACGCATTTCTTGATTCAAACAATATTGTAACCGAAGTGATTGTTGGTCGCAACGAAGACGAAGTTGTTGACGGCATTTCCGACTGGGAAACCCATTATGGAAACTTCCGTGGACAAGTTTGTAAACGGACTTCATACAACCACAACATTCGCAAACAGTATGCTGGCATAGGTTATTCTTATGACCCTGTGCGAGATGAGTTTGTATTACCACGACCTTTTGCTTCATGGTCTTTGGACGCCAATAATGATTGGCAACCACCAACCCCAAGACCATTAGACGATGGTTTGTGGGCTTGGAATGAGGACACTCAGGAATGGACACGATAACGCTAGGTGCGTTTGCTCGTTCAGGTAATCACTACTTTGAACATTTAGTACAAACAGCGTTAATTGATGTTAAGTTAAATTGGCTTTCACATCGCATTAGCGACTGGGATAATCAGCCAAACCCTGTAACCATTATTCGCAATCCAGTTGACTCTGTTGCTTCGTGGATTTCAACCACACAAGACGAACGGTTAAATCGTGCCGAGCAGGTTTTGGAATGGTATATCTCATATTATGAAAAGATTGATTCATTGGACAAGATTGTTGTTTTGCCATTTGACCAGTTGACCAATGATTCTCTTGGTTCTATAAATCATGTTTGTGATGTTTATGGATTGAACAAATCTTTCTTTTCCAGCAACGACACCTTAAAGGCTGCTTTTAGTAATTCGGTTGATTACGTCTGGGCTAATTGGACTAATACCGATTTGTTCCAAATAAAGTATGAAATAAAGAACAACTATCTATTCAAAGATGCAACAAAGATTTACAAAAAACTATGCGTTCCCGTTGGTTAATCTTTGTGCCAGTAGCAATACTGGCATTATGGTCATCGGTTGCTAAAGCAGATGGTTTGGGAAACTGGACCGCTTTGCAGTCCTGCGCTACTGGTCATGTGAACGTAGTTGAAGACTCGATTGTTATTACTGGGCCTGATGGTGGTGGGTGTCAGGGTGCCAACTGGGTTCAGGTTGAGACCACAATCCCAGAGGGTGTGAATAGTGTTTCGTTCACATGGTCGTATTGGACTGCTGATGGCTGGGTCTACGACCCGCCACAGTATGGTGTCAACGGTGTGTACACATTACTGACACGGTTAAACCAAGCCACAGGGTCTTTGACGGTTGAAGTAACGGCTGGTGATATATTTACATTCAGGCAGTATTCAATTGATTCGTGTTGTCAGCCGGGTCACTTAACAATAAGCGACCTTTCATTATGGGAATTTACAACAACATCCACACCACAGACGACGACGAGTATTACTACTGTTCCAGAAACGACTGTCCCTGTCACGGTCACGACTTCTACGACAGTTCCAGAAACCTCAACCTCAAGTACGAGTACAACGACGAGCACGACGTCTACTTCAACTACGACAACCACGACGACAGTACCAAATACGACAACAACAAGTACGACGACTACAACATCGTCGACGACAACTACTACAACAACAAGTTCAACTCTTCCAGCACCCGTTGAAATTTACGTTCCTGAAGCGCCGCCCGAAACAACGACAAGCACCACAGAGTCAGTAGAAGAGGAACCCATTCCAGAGGAGACGCTTCCAGAAGAAACAACCACGACAGTTGAAGAAGTGACCACAACAACTGAGGAAGTGACCACAACATCTGAAGCACCTGAAGAAACTAGCACAACGGTAGAGCCAGATTTGGAGCCAAATTTAGAGCCATTGGCTGAAGAAGAAGTAGAGGCTTTGATTGCTGAAGCCACAACTGTAGAAGAACTTCAGGAAGCCCTAGAGGAGTTAACCCCTGAGCAGGTTGAGCAGGTTGTTGACCAGATTCTGGAACAGGAAGAACCACCTACCCCTGAGCAGGCTGTCGCTTTGGCGACCAGCCCAGAGGTACTGTCGGTTATTAGCCCACAGCAGGCAGTTGAAATCTTTGAGTCCTTGGATGTGACGGAGATAAGCGAAGAGGAAAAGACTGCGGTCACAGAGGCTGTCCAGTCTGCACCAGTAGAGGTGCGACAGGCATTTGAGGACACCATTGACATTTTCTCTGATGACTTTGGCGACTATGTTCCACTTGGCTCTGCTGTGCCAGTAGATACCCGCCGTACCCTGATTGCCGTAGCGGCTGGTGCTACAGCCATTGCTGTGTCCTCACGCAAACCGTAACGAACTGGGCTATTAGCGTGAAGAAACTTCTATCTGAAATCCATGCTTTGACTTGGACACTTGCAGGTACCGGTATGGTGCTTATCACGTTGTCTGGTCAGACCAAGGTTTTGGGTTGGGGAATCACCGTAATAGCCGTGATAATCCATTTACTCGGCGTAATGTTCAAGGAGAACAATGAATAAGGCAAAAGATATTGCAGGCAGAATTGTTGCACTTTTTCTCACCAACGCCCTTGGCGTGGTGACTGGTGCTGCGGTAATCGCTCCTGACTTGGAAGTATGGAAGTCGGCTTTGATTGCTGGCGCAGTTTCCATTTTCAAGGTTGCAGAAGGTCTTGCCAAGGCAAGCATCGATGGTGTTCTCACCAAAGATGAAATTGATGCAGCATTTGGTGCAAGTCCTAAAAAGATTGCAGCAAAGAAGGCAGCCATTAAGAAGGCATAATGGAACTCACTGACCTTCTCAATGAGAAGGAGTGGAGGAAATGCAAAGGTAGTGAGGGTGCAACCACCGAGGAATTGGTGGCTGCATTTTCACACTTTTGTTCCACCCATTGGATGATTAGACACCCTGAGCGGGGTCGTATCAAGTTTGCCTTGCGTGAAGCACAGGAAGAAACTGTAAGAGTTTGGATTGACTCTCGCTACAGCATCGTTCTAAAGGCACGACAGATTGGGTTCTCTACTCTGGCTGCTGCATTCACATTCTGGGAAACATTCTTTTGGGCTGACCGCTTTACGGTCATGCTTTCACGTACCGAACGTGAAGCATCCAAGTTGTTGCAGAAAACCAAGTACGGCTACAAAATGCTTCCTGCGTGGATGCGTGTGCGTGGACCAGACCTACTTTCTGACAACCAGTTGAAGATGGTGTTTGCTAATGACTCTGCTATTGAGTCTTTGCCATCTGGCAATGACCCTGCTCGTGGTGAGTCTGTGTATCGAGTAATCATTGACGAAATGGCGTTCTTGCCTAACGCTGAAGAAGCGTGGGCATCTATTGAACCAATTGCTGACGTTGGTGGTCGTGTTATCTGTTTGAGCACAGCCAACGGTGAGGGCAACATCTTCCACCAACTATGGGTTGGTTCGCAGACTGGTGTAAACCGATTTACTGGTGTGTTCTTTCCGTGGTCTGCTGGAGACCGTGACGAGGATTGGTATGAGGCTAAGAAACGTGACCTTCCTGACTGGCAGTTGGCACAGGAGTACCCGGACAATGCCGAGGAAGCCTTTATCCGTTCTGGTCGCCCAGTATTTGACCTTGAATCATTAAGGAAGATAGAAGCGGTTGACCCAGACTGTGGTTATCTAAAAAATGAGTTAGGCAAAAATGTTTATACTTTTATCAAAGATGGTGGAGAGTTGTCAATCTGGGATTTTCCAACTCTTAATGAAAACTATGTAATTGGGGCTGACGTTGCAGAAGGTCTTGGGCATGGTGACTATTCATCTGCCCACATTATTTCTGCGGACACAGGTTTGGTTGTGGCTCATTGGCATGGGCATGTTGATGCTGACATATTTGGTGAAGATGTTCTTCGGGCTTTGGGTTATTACTACAATCATGCTCTTATTGGGGTTGAGTCAAACAACCACGGTTTGACGACAATCAAAGGTCTTCAGCGTGCTGGTTATCGCAACACTTATCGCCAGCGCAAGATGAATGCCCGTAATCCAGTGGCAAGTGAGACTATGGGTTGGAGAACTACTTCTGTTTCCAAGCCTTTGGCAATTGACGAGTTAAATGCGTCAATCCGTGATGAGGCTATTTTGTTGTACGACTTCAAGACCATTGCTGAACTCCGTTCATTTGTTCGTGAAGCCAATGGCAAGATGCATGGCTCCCCACATGACGACCGTGTTATGTCGTTAGCCATTGCAAACCAGATGCTGAAGTATGTTTGGTTGCCAGAATACCGATACGACCCAGCACCACCTAAAAACACTTTAGGATGGTGGGAACAACACATAATCAAAGAGAAACAGGAGAAAACTTTACCCATTGGTGCGTTTAATATCCGAGGGTAACGATTAAAGCCTATAGTTATGAAAGAATTCCGCTGTTTAGAGTGTTTGACGACTTTTGAAGCAGATGAATTGCCCCGTCGTGGTTCAATTTGTTTCAAATGCCATATCAAGTCAGTCCGTCTTGGGTTTACTTATGGACAGGAAGACTTCCACGGCCCAACCGTAAAGGAACGGGCAGATGAGCAGGTTCGTGTAGCCAAAGAGGCTGGCATCAATGCCGAGCCAGTAGGTAGTCGTTGGGTTTGAGATGGAGATGGTCTGGGTCCCGATTATTGTCGCAATCATCTCAGGACCACTCGTTGTGGTACTACAAAAACTTAGGAAAGAAAACACCAACCAGCACGCAGAAGGACAAATCCTTCTTCGAATGGTTGGCACAAAGGTTGACAAGATTGCTAGCAAACTTGACAACCATATTGGTTGGCATGAAGGAAAGAAGGAAGAGTAATGGCTCGGAAATCTAATTCGGAAATTATTGTAAGTTACAGAAATAAGATTGAACAAACAAAGCGTTGGAGGCGTGAAGAACGCTGTGATGACCTTTGGGCACGAATGATTGACATGTACCGTGGAAAACATTTTAAGACCGAAACTCAAGAAGACCGTTTGCTTGTCAACATTGCTTTTGCAACTATCAACGTAATTTCACCTAGCGTTTCTGTCAACTATCCAAAGATTACTGTTAATGCTCGAAAGTATGAAGATGCTCCTCGTGCTGTTGTGACCGAAGCCGTGGTTAACTACTGGTGGAAACACTATGAGTGCCAGAAAGAATTTCGTACAGCAGTAAAAGACATGCTGATTATTGGTCATGGTTTCTTGAAGACTGGTTATCGTTTTGTAGAAAAGGATGGTTCGGATTACGAAGCATCCGATGAACTTGCCTCAGCAGCACCAGAATCAATTACCGAGTCTGACTTCATCATTACCGAAGACCGACCATTTGTTGAGCGCATTTCACCATTTGATGTTTTTGTTGACGCTGATGCAACATCCATGCAAGACATGCGATGGATTGCTCAGAGAGTCCGTCGCCCTTTGAAAGATGTAAAGAAAGACAAGCGTTATAACTCTGCTGCACGAAATGAAGCAGCACCTTCGCATTATTCTAAGTGGGGAATTGACGACTGGCGTGGGTCGGTAAGACCACGCCGTAGCGAAAACGAAGATGACGCTTATGTGGAAATCTGGGAATACTACGACATTGAAACAGGCAAGATGTCTGTGTTCTGTGACGGTGGTGACAAGTTCCTTGTCAACCCAACAACAATCCCATTCTCGTTTGGACATCCATTCGTGATGTTGCGCAACTATGAAGTGCCAGAGCACTTCTACCCAATGGGTGAACTGGAAGCAATTGAACCGTTGCAAATGGAACTCAACCAAACACGTACACAGATGATGAACCAT